TTATTAATGGCGAAGTAGTTACTATAAATCCAAAACATCCAGATGCTGATCGTGCAAAGTCTGCAACAGACAAAGCGTATAACGAAAACTTTGCGGATGGTAAGAAAAAAGGCAAAAGCAGACCAGGGCGTGTAAAACGTGCAGGTGCTAGTTGCAATGGTAGTGTTACAAGTTTAAGAAAGAGAGCCAAGAATAGCTCAGGTGAGAAAGCGAGGATGTATCATTGGTGCGCAAACATGAAGAGTGGACGAAAGAAAAAATAGTAGAACTATTCCCAGACACTAGCGACATAGAAACAAGTCATTATGTTGCTAAGTTAAAAGAACACGAGCTCCGACGAGCAAGCACTAACGAACGCCAAAACTATTGGAAAACATATAAGGAATACTTAAAATGAAGATGAAAGATATTGTAAAAGAAACTACTACCGCAGGTGCAATTGCAAGTGTGAATGCACCAGTTGCTCCTATGCAAAAACGTATTCCTAAAAACGGACTAGACAGTGACAACTTAATGGGCGGCAAGAAAAAGAAGCCTAAGTCTAAAAAAGCATAAATATAACATAGGAGCGTAGTATGGGAGTCATAAAAAGTCTTAAACACGGTTATAAGAACTATAATAAGTTGTCAGCCTTACGGCCTGATAAAGACGAACCTAAAAAAGATAAAAAAGAACTTGATACTACAAAGAAAAAACGAGGAACAGATATGAAAGATAAAGTAAAGGAAGGCTTAGGCGAACTTGCTGATATCGCAGAACGTGATCATGAAGTGCAAATGGCTCGTGCTGATTTGTATAAAATCGCAAAGTATGCTATCAAGCTACATGACATGCTAAAAGGTGTAAGCGAAGCAGAAGGTATCGAAGGCTGGATGCAATCAAAAATTACTAAAGCAGCTGATTACATGGGCAGTGTATATCATACAATGGATTATGATCAGAAGTTTAGCGAAGAAGTTACAGAAGCAAGAGACACACATTGCTCAGACAAGTGCTGTGGTAGTGATGTTAAAGCAGAAGACTGCACATGTCCGCCAACTTGCAAACACTGCAACTGTAATGCTGTGCAGGAAGGCAAAAGCCCACATAAAAAAGGTACTAAGAAGTATAAAAAGCATATGGCAGCAATGCATGCAGAAAGCAAAAAAGACGAATATAAGTCTAGCCTACATGCACGTCTAGCAGAACGCACACTTAGCACAGGCGAAGTAAAAAAAAAGAAAAGATAGTTAAAGGTATGAAAAAAGCCAAAGGCGATTTCAAAGATCGTTATGGCAAAGATGCAGAAGCAGTAATGTATGCAACAGCAACTAAACTAGCAAAGAAAAAATGAAAAAACTAGATATAGAGCAAGCAGAACAGATTAGAAAAAAGTTCCTTCCTAATTGGGAAATTAGAAAGGGCACTTATCTATACAAAAAAATTGCTCTAGATGATTATAATACTGTGCTACGCTTTTTAATGTTCCTCGAAAAGCCACAGATTAAATTAGATCACTTTGCAGATTTCATGAACTTTTACAATGAAGTAACTATAGCTATTACTACACACGATGTTAAAGGCCTAACAGAACTAGATTTTGAGCTTGCACTGTACGTAGAAAACGCAATACAGAAGATGGGCGGCAGACAACTAGAAGAATCAGTAAACGAAAAATGGTCAGAAAAATACAAAAGAAGTATCAACTGCTCCAATCCAAAAGGATTTAGCCAAAAAGCACATTGTGCCGGGAGGAAGAAGTAACAATGGATTTTCACAAACTACAACAACAATTATTCCAAATGGATCCAACTGATCCTAGAGAAGATTTAGCAAAACTACAGCAAGTAGCACAAGGCGGCGGCAATTTAGATGCACCACCTACTAAAAATTATCTTGAAGAAAGTGTTGAAGTAAGTGAAGGTAGTATGCCTCTTGATATCGATAGTATTTCAGACTTTGCTGCACTAGCAGGTGTAGTAACAGAAGGTAAACAAAAGACAGGTAGTGCCGGTCAAGCAAAAGGCAAAGATCCAATGCCTAAAGCACAACCAGGACGCACAAAGCATCCTTTAAAGGATAAACTAGTAGGCGAAGAAGAAGACCGTATTGCAGCTCTAGAAGCTCGTGTTGCACAACTAGAGTCTCTGCTAGAAGCACAAATGCAAAAACCTTTAATTAAGCCACGTGACCCAAATGCACAAGCAATGCAGGATATTCGCAAAAGCGGAGCAGGCGGAGCACACAAAGACAAGAAGAAGGTATTACCTCGCAAAGAAAAGCACAAAGGTAAAGCATACGAATCAATTGCTGATGAGCTTTGGGCAATGCTAAAGGAAAAATGAGACTAGTAAACTTACATCCTAATTTTACTAATGATCCTTACCTTAGAAAACCAATCCAACGACATCTTGTAGAAACACTTCCGTTCAAAGACTTTGACAAGGACGGATATGAAGTTCCTACACCTCTAGAGCATTTACACTACGAAGCAAACGGTGTAGAACTTAATAGAGAAATACAATATCATATAGCGCCTGTGCAAGAATGGTACCAAGATACGGAGCAAAGTGAACATGGTCTTGTATTAGACCACTGTATGCTACTAACTCGTTATGCATTTGCAGGCGAAGCAAGAGAACAAATAAAAGAAGTTTGTAGACATCGTCCTATACTACAAAAACTATTAAACATTAAACCTAAATGGGGAATTGACTTTTCATTAGATTATGTTACACATGACATAGTAATGGAAGTGATACACATCGAACAAGACTTTGATACTATAGAAGCAGCACAAGCTGCGAAAGAACGTTTAGAAAGTATTATAGACTCAACAGATTGGTATGATGGCGCAATGCGTTTATACCAACGCAAAGACGAATGGGAGAATCTATCAAGCGATGACCATTCGGACTACAAAGCACAGTTCTTTGGATGGGAACGTGCATTTGACAATAAAAAAGTGTTTTAACACTTGACTTTTCAATAAAACTATACTATAATTATTTAAACTTATTAACAGGAGAACCTTATGAGTGATCGTACCTATGGTCCAGAAGAAAAAGCAAAACTAGAACGACTTGTTCGTGAAGGCGTTACAGTTATGCAAGAAGTAGAAGATTTACAAGCAGGCCTTAAAGATACAGTAAAAGCAGTTGCAGAAGAGCTTGATATTAAACCCGCTATGATTAACAAAGCAATTAAAATCGCTAAAAACCGTGACTGGGACAAGCATTACAGTGACTTTGATGATCTTGAGACGTTGATTACAACGCTAGGTTATGATAAGTGAGACGAATAAAACAGTTTTTAAAAGACAGTTATACTTCATCACCAGTTGCATTTTATGCTGAAATGGCTGAGGCTGCATTATTAATATGTGCCTCAGCAGTGCTTACTTACACAGTACTAGCACCTGCTACTAAGATTTTTATTCCTATGTATCTGATAGGAAGTATACTAGGAGTTGTTAGTGCAGTGATTAGAAAAGCAGCATTTGTTATTGTACTATGTAGTTGGTTCGTTATCATGAATACCATTTCGCTTTTCCAATTGTTTGTATTTTAATATATACAAAGAGTCGTCCACTTACGGACAGGTAGATGGTTAAGTTGGCCATAAGCAACAGGAGAAATAAATGCCTTACGTAGACGCGATGTTTGATCGCGATCAAGATATTATACGTGTCGTAGAACGCAGAGACGGAAAGCGACACTTTCACGAATACCAAGCAAAATATACTTTCTATTACGAAGACCCTCGAGGCAAGTACAAAAGTGTGTACGGTGATCCGCTGAGCCGCATCGTATGTAAAAACACAAAAGACTTTCGCAAAGAAGTTGCTATTAACAAAGGCAAGAAATTGTTTGAAAGCGATATTAATCCTATCTTCCAATGTTTAAGCGAAAACTATCTCAATCAAGACGCTCCTAAACTAAACATTGCTTTCTTCGATATTGAGACGGACTTCGATCCGGAGCGTGGATTTGCTGATCCAGCAGATCCATTTATGCCCATTACATCTATAAGTGTATACTTACAGTGGTTAGAAACAATGGTGTGTCTTGCTGTTCCACCTAAGACGCTTACAATGGAGCAGGCAAAGAAAGAGCTCGAAGGCATCGAAAATGTAATGTTGTTTGAACGTGAAGGTGATATGATTGACACGTTCTTGACATTGATTGATGATGCTGATATCTTAAGTGGCTGGAACAGTGAAGGTTATGATATTCCGTATACTGTAAACAGAACTGCCCGTGTACTAAGCAAAGACGACACACGTAGATTCTGCTTGTGGGGACAGTTGCCCAAGAAGCGTGAATATGAAAAATATGGCAAAGCAGCAGTTACGTTTGATCTAGTAGGTCGTGTACACTTGGATAGTTTGGAACTGTATCGTAAGTACACTTATGAAGAACGTCATACATATCGACTGGATGCAATCGGTGAGATTGAAGTAGGCGAAAACAAGGTACCGTATGAAGGTACGTTGGATCAGTTGTATAACAACGACTTCCGCAAGTTTATTGAATATAACATTCAGGATACTGCACTACTAGATAAACTAGATAAAAAGCTACGCTTTATTGATCTTTCTAATACTGTTGCACACGAAAACACTGTGCTACTGCAAACAACAATGGGTGCCGTTGCTGTTACAGAGCAAGGTATTATCAACGAAGCACACAACAGAGATTTGCGTGTACCAAATCGTCCTAAGCGTGACGATGAAAATACACAAGCCGCAGGTGCATATGTTGCATTTCCTAAAAAAGGCTTGCACAAATATATCGGCTCAATGGACTTGAACTCACTGTATCCATCAGTAATTCGTGCGCTGAATATGGCGCCAGAAACTATTATAGGACAGATACGTCCTGAAATTTCAGATGCCCGTGTACACGAAGATATGACTCTTAAGAAGAAGTCGTTTGCAGGTAGTTGGGAAGGACGATTTGCTACTGAAGAATATGAAGCTGTAATGGACCAGCGCAAGGATGTTGCACTCACAGTTGACTGGGAAGATGGACGTTCGGATGTGCTGTCAGGTGCAGAGATTTATCAACTAATCTTCGACAGTCAAATGCCGTGGATGCTTAGTGCTAACGGCACAATCTTTACAACAGAGTTCGAAGGTGTTATTCCAGGTATTCTTAAACGGTGGTATGCAGAACGTAAAGACATGCAGAAAATGCTTAAGAAAGCAAAAGACGCAGGCAATGAAGCTGAAATCGAATACTGGGATAAACGACAGTTGGTTAAAAAGATTAACTTGAACAGTTTGTATGGTGCGATTCTTAACCCAGGTTGTAGGTTCTTCGATAAACGTATCGGTCAGTCTACTACATTGACAGGTAGACAGATTGTTAAGCATATGAGCGCAGAAGTAAACAACTGTATTACAGGCGAATATGATCACGTAGGTAAAGCAGTTATTTACGGTGATACTGACTCTGTGTACTTTAGTGCATGGCCTGTGCTACAAGAAGATGTAGAAGCTGGACGTCTTGACTTTAATATTGACAAATGTATTGCACTGTATGATCAAGTTTGCGAACAAGCAAATACAACTTTTGAAAAGTTTATGGTACAAGCATTTCATTGTCCAAAAACACGTTCGGATGTTATTGCAGCAGGTAGAGAAATTGTTGCACAGTCGGGTTTGTACATTACTAAAAAGCGTTATGCGGCATTGGTTATTGACAACGAAGGCTTTAGAACAGATGTAGACGGTAAGCCAGGCAAGGTAAAGGCAATGGGCTTGGACTTGCGTAGGTCAGATACGCCTGTGTTTATGCAGAAATTTTTGAGCGAACTATTGCTTATGGTGCTTACTGATACTCCGCAGGAAGATGTACTAGAACGTATTACAAAGTTCCGCAAAGAGTTCCAAGAGATGCCTGGTTGGGAGAAAGGTTCTCCTAAACGTGCAAATAAGATTGGTCACTATCAGCGACTAGAACAAAAACAAGGCAAAGCAAACATGCCCGGACACGTTCGAGCAAGTATCAACTGGAATACACTAAAACGTATGAACGGTGACAAATACTCGCAAGAAATTGTTGATGGTATGAAGGTTATTGTTTGTAAACTAAAACAGAATCCACTAGGCTATACAAGTGTAGCATATCCAACAGATGAACTACGTTTGCCAGAGTGGTTCAAAGAACT